TTTTAGTAGTTAGTATTCTTTTTAATTTAGCTGTTCTATCTTTTTTAGATTGTTTTTTTGATTTTTCAAATTCTATTGCTCTTTGAGTTGATTCTTTTTCTTGTCTTTTTTTCTCAGCATCTTGTCTAGCTTGTTGTCTAGCTTCCTCTGCTTTAGCAGCTTTTTTAATTCTATCTATAGCTTCTTTATATCCAGGGTCACCTTTTTCTTGATACCCACCACCTCTATCTCCAACTTCAGGACTAGTATCACCTACTTGTCTATCTCCATAACTGTTACCAAATCCCGTATCATCTTTGTCTCCTTGAGAATCCAAAGACATAATACCTTCTGGTCCTGTGTTAGGTCCGTTTTTTAATGATCCGTGTAAATCTTTTTTAAGAAGTAAATCTTTTTCTGCTTTTGTAATATAAGCTAATTCTGTAGCAGGTTTATCTGCTCCTGATTGCCATTTTAATGGAACATTAGAAACTGTTTTTTGATTGCCAAGATAGTTTTTAACACCACCTTGAATAGCCATTTTAGCCATGATTACATTCCTCGGTTGTAAAGACCCATCAAACCACCGTTAGCTGCCATCTGAACTCTTTCATTAATATCAACATCAGCGATTCCGCCACCTGGCATTTGTTCTGCTACGTTAACATTTTCTTGCATTGACTGCATACCTGATTGATCTTGTTGCAACTGTTGAATAATCTGTTTCCAGATACCACTTTGGAAAAAAGCATCGAAGCTAGGAAACTGAGCTTTTTGTTCTGGCTCCATTTGTGTCCAGATTTCTGCCGCCATTTGTTTTCCTTGCATATCGTCTTCTTGACCCATTCTAATATCACCCCTGTTATATCTAATATCAGGTGCTCCTGTCTCTATCGATTCTCTCATTGAAATTTCTTCGTCCATAATATCTCCTAACTACAGTCTTTTACTTTGTTTTGCTTATTAAATCAAGAGGTGGCATAATAACTTTTACGTCCTGTGCCATCTCTTCTGGCTTATATCCTTTAGCTTCCCAGTCTTTTTTTTCCTTAAAAACTTCACCTGTTTTAAGGTGTCTATAAGTCTCTGCGGTCAGAGCAGCAGATTTAATTGCTGTAATACTGTTGTTTGTAACAGTCACTGTTGGTGTAGATGCAGAAGTAACAAGAATAGATTTAATAACTATAGTTTCATTAATTTTTGGTACACCTGTACCAAATAAGTTTAACGCACCACCTGTAGTGTCGTTATCTATACCTTTAAATTTATACTGATTTACTACTGCCATTATTCTAAAAAGAAACTTTTAGCTTCTATCTCCTGTTTTACTTCTTCTTGAAAAGAAGTGTTTAATTTTGTAATTACACTATCAAGATCTCTAACTAACGATTGTAAGTTAGCTTGATTATATTCTTCTTCAGCTCTAGTTAATGATTGTACAATTTTTGCCATTACCTTCTACCTCCTGGTGATATATCTAATCTAAACGTACCTATTTTCCAGTTCTCATTAGTACCTGTGTTAGATACTTTTAATGCAATAGATCTAGCTCTAAGTCTAGTGCTTTTAAAAGTGGTAGCTGAGGTTGCTGTAAAATTTGTAGTTGTTGGAGTACTGTTTGGATAGTTTCTAGTTGTAAAACTAATCTGTGTATTACCTGTTTGATCTATAAAGTCTGGAATAAATCTACTAATTCTCATAATAAATTCACCATCACCTCTCATGTCAGGTGTTCCAACTACTTGACCTGATGTACTTCTTTTTTGTGTAATATCAAAATCACCAGAAAGAATGTTAGCGGTAACAGCAGTAATAGCTCCACCTGAATTTTCTTGATCGGTCCCTGTTTCGTGTTGATAGTATACACTACTTCCGTCAACATTTCCTGTAACATCAAAAGAGTTATTGTCAGTTGGAGTATAGTAAGTTGCGTGTGGTTTTTCATACACAGCAGAATCTTGCCATGCAGATCTATTTAAAGTACCTGTAGTCCAGATAGGACGTTTAGGTGAAGAGTCTATATAGTTATAAGTAACTACTCTATCTATAGTCGTAGAATTTGCACTACAATAAAACCAATTTATCTCTCCAAACAAATTATTTAAACCACAGTTAATTAAATCTCTAGGTACTGAGTTTAAACTATCATAAACAAAATCTTCTACTAAACATACCATAGATTTTAACTGACCATTGTAGTAGAAAAATCCATTTTCAGACATCCAATAAGCAGCACCGTCAACTTCTACAGCTGCGTTTTTACCAATCAATCCGCAGTTAGTTCCTGCTTGTTGAAATGCAAAAGTAAATGGTTGACCTACAAATTGCATTAAGAATAATGATGTATCAGTCCATATATAAATAGCATCCCTACCTTTAACAGCAGACATAATTTTAGATCCTGCAGCAAGTCTTTGTGAGCCAGCACTATTTTCTGCAGTAATTGTATAAGTATTAATATCTTCTTGATTTGAAAATCTTATAAACATATCGTCTTGTGTAGTCTTGTCTCCAATTGTTGTTTCTGTTCCAAAGAAAACTAAGTGTCGATCAGGAGTTGATACTAGTACATGACGTGATGCTGTTGGTGCACCTGTAATAATGGTTGCTCTGTTTGCTACCGCATTAGGTGCTGATGCATCCCATTCAAAACATTCGTTGTTATAAATAAGTGCAATTAATTTTGTACCGTAATTATCTAAAACCCATAGACCAGGGTTTAATGTAAACTGTGTAGAGGATGCAGCTTGACCCCATCCATTGTAATTTGTAACATTAGTAACAGCAGCACCCGCACTATGTGTTGCAGCTGTACTACCATTAGCACCTCTTGCTCCACCAGTTAAGGTCCCCGTTGCCGTATTATTTGCTGTGTAAGTAATAAATTCTGTTCCTATTTGTATTGTTCCTGTTGCAGGGAACGCGGCAGAACTTGTTAAGACAACTGTAGTTCCTGTTGTATTTGTTAAAGCAGTTGCAAGAGTTGTTGTTGCAGCACCATTAATTACACCACCAAATAAACCTGTACCAAAACCAAAACCAGATTCTTGTTTAGCGGGTCCAACGCTATAATAATATAATGCATCAGCAGATCCTGCACCCGATAACGCGGTGCCTGCTTCTGTAGTTGCCATTGTTAAAGTAAAAGTTGTATTAGTTGGAACGGATGTTACCATAAACTTTTTACCTTCAAATGTAGCATTAGTAAAAGTAGATCCTGATAAACCACTAACATTTTCAAATAAAACTATATCATCATCATCTAAAGGAACTGATGTAGAAACTGTTACTGTTACAGAATTTGAACCTGATGTACTTGTAAATGTTGCGCCTGAAACAGTTTTTTCTATAGGGTGTATATCATAATAAGCACCTTCAGAATAAACATAAAGAATTCTATTAGTACCAATTGCAGAATATTTTACACCGACTCCGTCATCCCAATTGTGGATTGCTCTTGCGGCACCTGTTAATTTATCGCCGCCTAATTGTTTCCAACCACCTATTTTTTCTGGACTACCGTATCTAAAACGTACATTGTCACCATCAAACCATTGACCTTCGGCCCCGGTCTCTGTGACTTGTTTATTAAATCCTGGTAAAAATCCTAGTTTTTGTAGCATAAATTAATTCCTAGTTTAAAATATACTAGAACCCTAGTTATATCAACATATGTTATAGGTAGAAAATTAAACTACGAAGCTGTGTGTGCTTTACCAGCAACGATAGCTGCATCAACTGCAGTCATATCTTCATCAGTCCAAAAGTCTTTAGCAACCATAAGTTCTAGGTGTTCAACATTTCTGTTTACACAATCTTGTCTCTCTTCAGCTGACTCATCAGCCATTCTAGATCCATCAATAATTGCATTAATTAGATCTACAGAATGACCCATAGCTGTAAAATCTTTTGCTATTTCTTCTGCTGTTTTTACTTCACTCATAATATTTTCTCCTTATATTGTTGCGCAAGCAACAGTTTTAGTTTTATCAAGTTTTTTAAAATTATCAATAATTATTTGAGGTTCTACCATATTATTTCTTGGATCGCTATCAACAAATTTAGACTCATCCCACTGATCTTTCATATGAAAATGTAAGTTTTTATTGTGAGAATAGCCAAATTGTGTCCACCTTGTACTGCCCCAAACAACCACTCCATAAGCTTTA